ATATGATTGTTAAAAATGCTCACAGTTCTCATAGAATCTGTGGTCACACCAATCTACCATTACATAAAGTTTACCAAGACAAAGAAGGAAACTGCAGACCATTATATAGAAAAGAAATGGATGAAACATATCAAGGTGCATATTTCCTAAATTCAAAAATTTTCTTTTAAGGAATAAAAAATATGAAATTATCTGATAAACTTTTAGTCATAGCTTCTTGGCTTGAAAATGATGAAAATGAAATTTTTCAAGATGCTGATAAAGATGAAAAATCTTTAGAAACAGTAGCTAATTATATAGTAAAAGCGGCTTATGAGTTACGTAAATGCGCTGAAGAAATTGCTACTTCTGAAACAGTAGAGGAAGAGCCAGTTCTAACTCCTGAAAAATTAGATGAATTAGCTGCGGTTGCCGAAGCGTTTGATCAATCTGATGATGAATTACTTAAAAAACAAGCTTCCGTGTTAGATGAGTTGCTTTTGACTCTAGCTTCTCCTAAGAATGCTATCTTTAATTTTAAAGCAGCTGAAGAAAAAAAAATTGATGATTTAAAAAAAAAGTATAAAGAACCAAAACAAGAAATAGATGAAATGAATAAAATGGCTGATCAATTGAAAGATATTGAGAAAAGCCCATTTTTCAAACAATTCAGACCACTTGAAACTTCTTTAAGTACTCGTTATTGCCCAGATCACGCTGGTGTTCAAATAACTCGTGTTGGTGAAAATCTTTGGCAATGTGCTATGGATAAAAAAACCTACGATTTTGCCAATGGTTTCACAACTATGAAGGGAAATAAAGTTCCTGGCGGCTCAGTAGATTTACAAACTCCTCCTTCACATCAAGAAAGTCATATGATTTTTGATACGAGGTCTTCAAAATTAGGTCAATAATAATATATGGCAAAATTTAAACCACAACAAATACTGGAACACCCAGATAAAGAAGAAATTATAGCTAAATTATCTCTTGACATTTCTAGTAAAGATATTGCTGATTGGTTAAGAGATAAATATTCTTCTGTTGGTGAAAATAAATTTGTTATTTCTGAAAAAAATATAAATAATTTTAAAGAAAACTATTTTGATTTTTATAATCAAGTTCGTGATGATGTCTTAAAATTAAGAGAATTAGAAAGTCCAGATCAAGAATTATCTAATTTGGTAAAGAATAATCCAAAGTATCACGATGCTTTAAATAAATATATAGATCAAGAAATAGATATTAAACAAACAATAAAAAAGATGGTCTCAAATATAGAGACTAGAACATCTCAATTATTTGATGAAATACAAGCGGATCCAAGAAATATTAAAATGGATAGAACTTTAATAGAATGGTTTAATGTTCTGTTAAATACTTGTGAAAAGTATGACGCTATTTTAAATGGCAGTCCAGCACAACAAAATATTACTAATAATATTAATATTCAAGTGTTTGATAAACATATGAGTGTTGTACATAATGTAATAAGACAGATTTTATCAAGACTAGATTACGAAACATCATTATTATTTATAGATTTATATAATGAAGAAATTAAAAAAATAGATGGTAATCAAATTATTCCGGTAGAGGAAAGATTAGAAGAAGTTAAAATTTTAACAGAAAAGACATTAGAAGTTTTAACTTAAAAATCAATATTACTGCATTTCTTTATGAAATTTGCTTATCCAAATAACGACGGTAGTATTGCGGCCAGAAAATCATATGATTTAGGTAAATGGATGGCTGCAATGAAAGACATTTATCTAAAAGTTCACAAAGGTGATTCCAGACACAATGCTATTGCTTTAGCAACTTCTGATTGGAATCAAGTTGAGAAAGTAGATTTTTATGATTGGTTGAAATTTTACGAATCAGGTGCTCAAAATAGTTATAAAATGGCACAGCATAATTATTATATAAATGACAGTATTCCTGATTATTTTATTCCAAATCCTCCCAAGAAAGATATACCTGCTCCAATTAAAGATATATCTAAAGATATTTCTACGCTTCCAAATGAAGTTCTTAAGTTAAAACAAGAAGTCTCTGCTGAAGAAAAAAGAAAAAGAATAGAAGATCAGCGTCGTAAATTAATGGGAAGATTAAATTCTGTAGAAAAACTTTTGGCTTCTGAAGAAGGATATTTGTTAGTTGGTGATGAATTAGAAAAATTACTACAAACTATATATGATCTAAAAATTAGAATACAAAAAGCTAATAAATTATCTTTGTCTGAAAAAACATATATAGATTTATTAATTAGTAAAGCTAATTATTTGGCTGCTAACAATTGCAAAAAATCTTCCAATTTATTGTATAAAATAGCTCAAAATGTTCCAAATGGGAATTTTAACATTTCAGGACCACCAGTTGTTTCAAAAATTGATGGTGGTGGATTTGATGGTCTTGAGAACGATATACCTAAAGATCTTGGAAAATCTCCACCAAATTTAGAAGATGGTGAGGAAAGTGGTATTGATAAATTTTTGGAAAAACTACAAACCTCAGGATTAACAGATCTTAAAGAGGATGATAATAAAGCTGATGATACAGAACCTGGAGATGAAGTAGATTTAGAAGACGACGTGGATTTTGATAATCACGATTTTGAAGATGAATTAGTGGCCGAGGCGCAAGCAATTCCTGCCGAAAATCAAGTTAAAGCTCCACCTAAACCAGCCAAAGAATTAGAAGTATCAGAAGATGAAATTCCCGCAAAACAAAATGAGAAAGATTTTGATGCACTAATTGATTCTGCTTTTTCCAATATTACTGTTCAAGATGTTATAATTAAACTAGAACAAGTCAGTAATATATTTAAACAAAGACAATTTACTAGAGAGTTAACCATCATCGATCTGATGTTGAATAAACTTGGATTGTCCTCATTTTTCACCAATTTAGCTGAAGCAACAAATAAATCTCTTGATGCCTCAACATATATATTGACTCGTTTAGATGATATTCAGTCAAAATTACGTGGAGCAATAGGTTCTGACTCAATTGATCTTGAAGGTAATAATATGAATATTCAAGATCCAGAACTATTAAAAATAAGAAAAAATCTTCAATCATCTGAACAAAAAGAAAAAGATAAGAAAGAAATGAGAAAGAAAGTTGAAGATGATCAATTATTAAATAAACAAAAGCCTGAGCTTGAAGTTGAAAACGTTCCAGGTGAATTATCATCACCAGCTCAACCAAAAACTGAAAAACCTGCACCCACACCTCCTCCAGCCGCCCCTTCAACAGTTTGAGAAAATGAATGAATTTACGTCAGCTTTTAGATTTGCTCAAAAAAATATCTGAAAGTAACGGTATTTCTACACCATATGTGTGCGGTGGAGTTGCTCGTGACAAGGCGATGAATCAGCTTGGAAATACTATTGCTGATTTGGATATCACAAATGGCGATAAATCAATACATAATTTAGCTAAAGAATTTATTATAGAGCTTAAAAAGCAATTTAATGTTTTATCCAAAGTAAGTGATGATGGTCATACATCCGTATATGCTGGAAATCTAAAAATAGATTTTTCTTCTAATTTTATTAGTCCAAGTATAGATCAAGAATTAAATAAATTAGGTATTAAAAATGCTTCAAATTTACTAAAAGAAGTATATAGTAGGGATTTCACTTGTAATTCTTTACTATTAGATTTTGATCTAAAAACATTAAAAGATTTAACTGATAGAGGAATTGAAGATATAAACTCTAAAGTTATTAAAACTTGTTTAGATCCAGATATAACATTAAAAGATAATACAAAAAGAATTATTAGATTATTATATCTTTCAGCTAAATTAGACTTTGATATTGATCCTATATTAATTCAATGGGTTTTAAAAAACAAAGATTTAATTACTACTGTTGATGCAGAATATCTAGCCAAAAACTTAAATAAAGGTTTAGAGTTAAACCCAGATCGTGCAATAGATTTTGTTAAAAAAACTGATATATGGAATTTGTTACCAGCAACTGATCTGTTTAAACCATATTTAAAAAATAATATGCAAAAAACTTCACAATTATTTACTAATTATGATTTATATGATAATCCTACTGGTCCAGGATCTGGAATTTATAGTAATTTAGATAAATATAAAAGTGTTTCAGAATTTAGAAAAAAACGTAGAAAAAGAAGAAAAAAGGTTATTGACCGTATTAAGAAAATGAAAATGGTCTAATATTTCAGCATATTATTGACGAATTTTTAAAATTTAGGAATACAGATGTCAATGGTAAAACAAGCTCAAGAACTATCAGATAATCAGTTAAAAGATAGTTTAAATTTAGATGATAAAACATCAGAAGATGCTGTGGTAATTTTCGATGAAGAGCCAGATGGTGCTGATGTTGTCGAACTATCTCCTTTGCCACACCAAGAAATTAAAGAGGTTAAATTCGTATTACCAACTCTTCCTGGTTGTGATGAAGAGCCACTAGAGGTATCAACAGATGATGCTGTAGAAGTTGCAGATTCACCTAAAGAATCAGAAAAGAGTGGACCAAAAGATATCTGGGATTGGTCAGCTCACGGTTCAGAAAAATTTATGGATTGGGCTCACGAAATTTTAAAACATATCCCAAAACATAATGGTAAAAGTACTGGTGGTATTGAAAGAGCTTTATCTTTCCTAAAAAAATATAATAATGAACTTTCTAAAGCAGTTCAAAATGATTTAGATGGTAAAATAGATATTAATAAATTTGAGGAAGCCAGAGCTGCTTGTGAAGATGGAATTATGCGTCTTGAGGAAAGATTAGAAGAGCTTCTTGGTCAAAAGAAAAATCGTAAGAAAAAAGCTGAATTAGAAAAAAGCGCACAAAAAGCTCCTCACGTTGGCGGAATAATAATCACCGTTCCAATCTTTATCTCAAGAGTTGCAAGAACCTGTATTAATAGTTCAGTTTCGGCAGGACACAATATTGAATGGGTATTTAATGAGCAAGTAAAAAGATTTAAATTGTCTGAAAGAGAGCAAGAAGAAGTAATTCAGTTACTAAGTGATATGAATTATCCCATCAGACGTGACAGATTATACAAACTAAATGATGAAGTTGATACCACATCTTCAGATAATGGTGATTGGGTAGCTAATTATCCAGCTTGATAGGAGAATCTATGAGTAATAAATATTATGGAAGATCCTTATCTAGTATATCAAGAGATGATTCAATAGAACAATCTTCAGAAAAATCTCCTGATTGGCTCGCAGATTTTGCTAAAAATCTGGAAAAAGAAGCGGTAAAATCTAAAAGAGAAGATGCTTCTATTTTTGACCAAGTATCACAAATACTTGGAGCTAAATCGAAATATTCATCTGTTGAAGAAGCTGTTCTAGATATGCAAAAACGTACTGGATTGTATGATCTTTTAAATAAAAAAGCTTCAGCTGAAATAGAACTATTTAAAAACATACCAAATCTAAAAAACTTTATTGATAATTTTATTGAAAGTAGACACGGATTAAATGTCTCTCCAGAGTCTGTTAGCCATCAAATAGTTAGTGTTGAAAGTTTTAAATCTAAACTTCCAAATAAAAATGATATTCCAAACGAAGTTAAAGAATATATAAATAAAAAAATAATGGAAGTAAAAGATCAGCAAAATACTGGCAGTTCATCTGATAAGAACAACATTGCTGATTTTGGAAAAGCAGATTTAACATCCAGTGATACAGATATGGATGATCCTTTATCAGTTTGTGATCCTAATGTAGAATAAGTATAAATAGCCTTATTTTCACATTATTATATGTCGCAAGTTTCAGATCCAATTTTAGATAAAATAAAAAATAATCTATTAAATATAGATCCAAAAGTTTTTTGTCAAAAATATTTAACATTAGATGGCAAACCGTTTAGATTAGATAATAACGGTTATAAACCATTTTCAGATATTTATCGATATATTGCTATTAAAGCTTTAGAGCCAGATGGAAAACCGGTTGTTATTTTAAAAGGCCGTCAAGTAGGCGGAACAACAATGGCTGCTGCTTTAGAAATGTATTTTCTTGGTAGTGGTTTATTTGGTAATGGTATTAATCCACCTATAAGGATTATGCACGCTTTTCCTGATGGTCCAAAAACTCTTTCATATTCTAAAACACAACTAAATGCAATGATTAATTCTTCTGTATTAGTTGATAATGGTAAAGAAAAATTACCGTATATGAAAAATCTAATTGATAGAGAGTCACCAACTAGCGATTCTTTACAGTATAAGCAATTTGTTGGCGGAAATCACTTATGGATTGAATCCATAGGATTACAAGGCGATAGAGTTCGTGGTAAAACTGTAGATGTTATTTTTTATGATGAAATACAGGATATGGTGGCCACAGCAATTGGTGCTTCTTCTAAGATCTTAACTAAATCTCAATATGGTAAAGTAGGTCAAGGTGTTCAAGTTTATTTCGGAACTCCAAAACAAAAAGGATCTGCTTTTTTTGATTTATGGAATAATTCTTCACAACAAATTTATTATTTAGGTTGTGAAAAATGCAAACAACATTTTCCATTATATACACCCAATTCTAATGATTGGGAAAAAATTTGGCTTTACGGCAAAATAGTAAAATGCACTCATTGTGGATACGAACAAAATAAAATAGAGGCCGCTGAAAGAGGAAAATGGATATCTTTGAAGAATCCGAATGAATGTGATTTTATAGGATTTCATATTAATCAATTATATATTCCTGATTTCGATAGAGAAAAAATTGAAAAAGAAAAACCAGGTAAAAGCGCTATAAATACCGAAAGAATATATCAAAATGAAGTTCTTGGTGAGTTTTATCAAGGTGAAGCCAGTATTATTTCTCAGGATGAGATACGAGAAAGATGTGGAGATTATGAAAGAAAATTCAGGGCCAATATAGAAAGTGAAGAAAATAAAATATCTTTTCTTGGAATAGATATTGGTGGGAAATCCGCATTAGAGCAAATGGTTGATTCAGATAAAATAAAAAGACAGGGACAAAGCTACAGTGTCGCTGTTTTATTAACTTTGAGTGGTATTAATAGATTATCTATTGATTATGCTGTAATGTTCAAAAGAAATGATTTAGAAAGTAAAAAAAGTTTAATTGAAAAATTAATGAGAACATACAATGTTAATTTAGCTGTGTGTGATATTGGTTATGCCAATGATTTTAATCAAATAATGCAAACACAATATGGAGATAAATTTTTAGCATCATTATCTACTGGTAAGGTTGGAAATCACGTTAAATTTAGTGATGATGTATTTCCAAAACAAATAGTTTTTGAAAGAGATTATTGGATTGCTGAGTTATATGATCAAATGAAAAAAGGAAATATAAGATTTCCATTGGGAGATTACGACAAAATAAGCTGGATGATTGAACAGTGTTGTAATCTTGAAATTAAACCAACTGTATCAAGAAATGGCGATGTGAATGCAAAATATGTCAAAGCAGGAAACACTGATGGTTTCTTCGCTCTTTTAAATGCATATATTGCCTATAAATTTTATGTTTCTGAAGGTTTTTCAATTAATAATCCTCTTGCCTTCAAAAACGATAAAAAATCAAATAAGATACCTGTAGCTGGTGGAATAATAACAGCTTGGAGATAAAATAATTTGATATAATATTTTGTAAGAGATTAAATGGCTAAGAAAAATTTAAAATATGCAAATTTATCAGCAGGAATAAATGACTAACAATGACAGAAAGCCAAAACAAGCAATAAATGCCTTTAAAAAGTTATCTGAACATAGGCAAGAGCAATTATCTGGTGGTATTGAAAATGGATCATATCGTGGAAAAAACGGTGATTCAGCTTTAACCGCTGCTTCTCACATTGCTACCTATGGAATTAAAAAAGAAGCCCAAGCGGCACAATTAAGTTCTGCCTGGACCGGTTCTGCTGATGGGAATGCAGTAAGACAAGCGCCAAGTGTTTATAGTCCGCTATATTTAAATTCCAATTTGAATTTACCAAGGGATCGTGCCACCATCAATAGTTGGTGTAGAGCTTTTTATGCTTTATCTCCTATCGTTCAAAATGCTATCAATCTGCACGCCACATACCCTATTTCAAAATTAACTATAAAATGTCCTCATCGTCAAATAGAGAAATTTTTTAACGAAATGATTGAGGAAATAGATTTGATGAACATCTGTGTTCAAGTTGCTCAAGAGTTTTGGTTATTAGGAGAATCTTTCGTTTATGCAGAATTAGATGAACACGCGGCTAAATGGTCAAGATTAATCATACAAAATCCAGATTATATAGTGGTTAAAAAATCGGTCATAGCTAGTGAACCGATAATTATGTTAAGACCAGATGAAAATTTACGCAGAATAGTTCAATCAAATAAACCATCAGATATTCAACAGAGAAATCAACTAAATGAAGGAATAGTAGAGCACGTAAAAAGAGGGGAAAATATTCCTTTAGATAATTTTTTCGTTAGTCATTTAGCTAGAAAGATCAGTCCATATGAAGCAAGAGGAACTGGCTTACCTGTTTCTTGCTTCAGAGAAATGATGCTTTTCCAAAAAATTAGAGAAGCAAAAATGGCTCAAGCTGATAATTTAATAAATCCAATCACATTAGTAAAAATTGGCTCTGATAACTATAAACCAACTGCTGAAGATATTGAGCGCTGGAGAGATCAGTTTGTGTCTGCACAATACGATTTAGACTATAAAATTTTTACGCACGAAGCTGTAAGTATAGAGCGTATTGGTGCTGGACAAGGTATTTATGATACTTCTGGCGATATTACTCAGCTTCTAAAAGAAATTTATATTGGTTTAATGGTTCCACAAGTTTTGATGGAAGCTGGAGATA